AAGAGAACGGTACTGTTAGGGATGTTATTGAAGTTATAAGAAGAACTACAGCAATAGCTAAAGGTGTCTACAGTGGCAATAACTTAGATGCTATTATGGTTTACGGCTATCCTTTGTCAGGAACACCTAAGGCTATGCTAGATCAAGTTTGTAACGACTACGAGCTCCAGTGGAGGATTGATGGGGAGTCTCTCTACATCACCGACTCAGAGACTATTGAAAACAATTCAGAGGATTTAGCTGTTGTTATAGGCCCAGAGACAGGCCTTATAGACAAGCCTTATTTTTTCTCAGGTAGTGACACTAAATCAAAAGACGACGAAAAAGCAAAGAAAGGTGTTAGGTTTACTGCCCTTCTAAACCCTAATGTCAAGCCGGGAACCCTTGTTAAAATAGAATACAAAGGTGTTCAGACTTATGTAAAGGTAGAGGAAGTAGAATACCAAGGCGACTTTAGAGGAAACGCTTGGTACATACACTGCACTTGTTCACTGAGGGGTTAAAATGAGGGAATTATCACTACCGTCTGTTCTAGAAGACTTCTTTAACTATAAGACATCTGAAATGTACACGAGTATACCTTGCCGTGTCATCACAGTTCGTGTTGAACTACACGACCAAAGAGTTGACGTACAGCCTTTAACAAATAGAGTCTTACCAGATAAGACAGAGAAAGAACAACCACCAATAATGAATGTGCCTGTCATATTTCCAGCATCCAAGACAGCCGCTATGACGTTCCCTGTTGATGTCGGAGACACAGTGCTGTGTGTGTTCAGCCAGAGATCAACAGACGGGTTCAAGGCAGGCTCAGGGGCTTCTACGTACACACCACAAGATAGGCGTAGGTTTAGTATCCGAGACGCTGTTGCAATACCGGGACTTTTTCCTTTCGAAGCTGCAGTAAACAATCCAACTAAACGGAAGTGGACTCACTCTACTAGAGATATGGTTCTTGTCAATAACATCGGCAAAGAGACTGAGTGTGAGTTTAGACTGAAAGAGAACGGCAACATAGAAATGAGAACCGATCAAGACTTTTACGCTACATTTAATGACGGCTTAATTGAGTGCAACAACTTGACAGTAAATGCTGCAGGAAACTTTACGGTTGTAGCTGGAGATTCAATTTCTATGACTGCAGCAAATGACTTAAACCTACAAGCCACAAACTGGACTGCTGCTATCTCTGGAGCTACAAACATAACCTCTCCTACAACTAATTGGACAGGTGTGTTTAACTTAGCAGGAACTCTTGCAATGTCGGGAGGCGGCGGCGGCGGAACAGCCACTATTAACGCACCACTTACAATCAATAATAGCGTAACAGTAGTTGGTGGAGACGTAACTGCCGATGGAGTAGGACTTAAGTCACACAGCCACAGCGACCCACAAGGCGGAACCGTAGGGCCAGCCTCAGGATAAGGAGAGTAAAATGGATATTCTTTTAAATGAAACAACGCACGATGCTCTCTTTATAAATGGAGCTACCCCTGTAACGTCCTCAGTCTCTGACGGTCTAAAACAAAGGCTCAAGATGAAACTACTAACATTTAAAGGTGAGTGGTTCTTAGACGTTAACTACGGTACTCCATACTTTCAGGAGATATTTGGGAAAGGTCGTTCTAGAGGTACGGTGGATATTGTACTAAGGGAGGTGATATCTGCTGACGAGGACGTTGTAGACATCGTAGCGTTTGAGTCAAAACTCACATCTGATCGCGTCTACTCACTTAACTTTGCAGTTCTTGGCCGTGACGGAACAACAATAGAAATTAGAGAACTTGAGGTAGGAATATAATGGCAGGTTTAACAGATCAAGGCCTTGAAATAAGAAGGCTAACAGAAATTCGGGAAGGACTTCAAGGTGAAGCTAACACTCTCTTTAGTGATCTTATTCCTGAGGGTGACGTTCTCGACACAAGCTCTGCCTCTACGATAGGCCGATTGATTGGTCTAATCACACCCTCTCAGACAGATATTTGGGAGGCTATTCAGCAAGTATACTCAGCTTTTGATCCTAACTCGGCTGCAGGTATTGCTCTAGATAACCTAGTAGCTCTTTCTGGTATTGTTAGGAGAGGTGCAGTTGCTTCTACTGCTAGGGTTCTACTAGAGGGTGCATATAACGTTGTCATTCCACAAGGTAGCCTAGTAAGCTCTAGCTTCACAAACAATCGTTTTACTATTCCATCAGAAGTAGAGCTAGATGAGAATAACGTTGTAGGTTTTTCCTGTAAAATACAGACAGTGCAAAACTCCACAGTTTACACAGTTACCTACAAAGACTCAACAAACTCTGTTGACCTGAACTATACATCAGATGCAAGTGCAACAGAAGGAGAAATCCTATCAGGTCTTGCCGCATCTATAAATACAAACTACGGTACGCTGCTTACAGCGGTTGTAGAAGCAGATAGTTTGAGAGTATCTGTCGATGACTTAGTAACACAAACAAGCTACGAGCTGTCTAGTAACTTGTTCTTTACTACGATAACAAAAAGTATAACTGTTCTTGGTACAGTTACTGGCCCTCTGGCTCAAAACCCTTTAACCATAGACACAATCACTACACCAATCTTTGGTTGGAATAGTGTTGTACAACCTGCAGCAGCCACCGCTGGGTTTGATAGAGAAACAGATTCACAGCTAAGGTCAAGATTTTCTGAGAGTAAGTTTAAAAGAGGTTCTAACATTCTTGAAGCATTATACTCCGAGCTAATAGTCCTTGACGGAATTAGTGATGTAGTCATATATGAGAACGTGACAGATGTTGTTGATGGTCGTGGTATCCCACCACACGCATTTATGGTTCTTGTTGCTGGTGGGTTAGAGGAAGAAATTGCAGAAGCTATCTGGGCTAACAGACCTGCAGGTATTACAACACACGGCAACAGCGTATTCTTGGTTACAGATATCTTTGGCAATCTAAAAGAAGTATACTTCCAAAGACCTACCTTGGTAGACCTGTATGTTAGTGTTGAAGTATCTGTTGATGATACGTTCCCACCCAACGGTGTTGAAGGTATCCGGTCTGCACTGTTTGATTTCATTAAAACAACGGCTGATGTTGGTAAAGGTGTGACATACTCTCGCCTTTACACGCCACTCAACTCTATTCCCGGTCATCAAGTAGACTCGTTGAACATAGGATTAAGTGCTTCGCCAACAGGTACTACAAACATCTCTCTCAGCTATGATGAAATCATCAAACTAGAGATCGGAAACATCGAGGTAAACGCGGTATGATCAAATCTACCCCAATAGCAACTTTCGTTGGGGAGATTACCCCTTTCGAAGAGGTTGATTACTTAGCACAAACTGCTGGATTAACAACATCACAATTTAAAGAAAGAGATGTCTTAAATAGGTATCTTACTCTTCTAATGCAAGGTCAGGTTGAACTACAGCTTGTGCTTAAAGCTCTTATGCAAGAAAGAAGTTTAGACGATGCACAAGGTGCTCAGCTAGACGTAATCGGAAGAATTGTTGGTCAACCTAGACAACTATTTGACAGCGTTATTATCCGTTATTTTGGTTTTACCGGAGCAGCAGGTTCCTCACCCTACAAAAGTGCGTCAAATATAACAAGAACTTTTGGGCCTTGGAAGAGCGTTAAAGACTCACTACTAGGTTTTCGTGAGTTGGGTGACGAAGAGTATCGAAGACTTATTAAACTTAAGATAATCAAGAACACGTCTAATGCAAGTATAACTTCATTTAGTGATGGTGTAGCAATTCTTTTTGGTGTTGAAAATATAGACTATCAGGAAGATGTTCCGCCCTCATTTACAGAAGGTTCGGCAACTGTAACGCTTAACTTAGGAAGAGATTATAACGATCCAGACAAAGCCGCCTTTTCAGGCCTTGACGAAATAACTCTGGCAGAGAGGTTTTTAAATAAACCCCTAGGTGTTCGGATTGTCTACCAAGACCCTTTAACATTCTTTGCTAACTTCGTTACTCAAAACTACCAACAGTTTGTATTTGGTAATAACGGGCTAACTGGAATAACATTCGATGAAATGTTTGACTTTACTCGTGCATCCACAAGAGACTACATCGGAAGTTCTGGAACAACAGAAACAGCCGCTATTGATGAACCACGGTTTGCATATACAGAATCACCAGTAGAGCCTGTTGGTCTTTTAATAGGTGAAGGTGAGGTGTTAATACATACTTGGGGGCTAGAGCTTAATGACTCTCAAGGTACTATCAGAGTTGCTCTGGAGAGTTATAACACAAATGCAACAGAAGTTGCTATGATTCTTGAGGGTGTAGG